TGGATGACGAGCGGGGTGTCGAACTCGGTGTCGGCCTTGAGCATGTCGTAGGTGACCGGAGAGGCCTCCTCGTCGAAGGGCCAGTGCAGAGCGTGGACGGCCTTGACGTGGGTGAGGACCGTCTGGGGCACGCCGTTGTACTCCTCGTGGTCCTTGATGTTTGCGCGTCGAATCCAGAACCGGTCGCCGACGTGCATCCCCGTCATGGTGTCCGAGCGGTGCTTACCCCTCTCCTCGAGCAACCCCTGCGCGAGCGGGTTGGAGGTCTTCCACTTGTAGGTGTGCCCGCTCTCGCCCTTCATGATGAGGATGTAGGTGGTGCCGTACTGATGGTCGAAGCTCGGGCGGGCGATGACCTCGACGAGCTCGGGCTCGTGGTACTCGATGCCCTTCCGACGGTCGGCCGCGGTGACCTTGCCCTTGCGGATACGATCGCCCGGCTTGCCCCGATACCCCACCTTCGCGGCCTGGCGCTTCGCCTCCTCGCGAGCCTCGTGGGCCTTGTGCCGGAAGTAGCCGCCGACCGCTGACGCAGCGAGGCCCTCGTGGCGCAGCTCGTGCTCGCCGGCGTCGGCGATGGTGCGGAGCTTCGCGTTGTAGGTGCCGGCGCTCTCGACCCTCTTCTCGACCTTCTCGAAGTCCTCGTCGTATGGAGACGACCAGGCGTCATCGCCCAGGCGCTCGATCGCTTCGGCGGTCGGCCTGACCTCCTCCTCGATGACCGTCTCCGTGGCGGGCAGGGTCTTCATCCACTCGAGCGCAGCAGCGCCGATCTTCCGGTGCTTGTCGGTGACGTCGGTGTCCCGCAAATCGCGGAAGACCTCCAACGTGCCCGGGATGTGCTTGAAGTCGGCGACGTCCTTGCTCACCCACTGATCGTCGGTGATCTCGATGGCCGCAGCCGCCCTGGCCAGCGTGTCGTCCAGCGGCACGAGCATGTCCTTTGGGGGCTTGCCGCCGCCGTGGTCCTCCCAGTCGGGCAGGAACGCGAGATCGTCCCACGGCTTCTCGAAGAACTCGAGCATGAGCGCCGCGGCGCGGGCCACCGCCGCCGCCGACCGCCCCATGTAGTCCTTCAGGCACTCGCCGCCGACCTGGATGTGTCGGCCATCGCGCCGGTCCTTCAGGACGTAGCAGGTCTTGCGCCCTCGAGTCGTGCCGCAGTGGTCGCACTTCATGCCGGTGTGCATGAACATCGGCGGGACGACGTGCTGGCTCGTGGCGTTGACCAGGTTGCGGTCGCCGCTCGGGGTGAGCTTGCCGACGAGCTGGTGGTCGCCGTATTTGAACTCGGGGGCGTCGATGCGGATGCGCTGGTGGTTGACCCGGATCTCGCGTGTCATCTCGCCACGCTCGTCGCGCTCCCAGTCGGGGACGCGCATGATCTTGGGGAAGGGCTCGCCGATGAGCTCGAGCCGCGGGGGCTCCATCCCCAGCCTCTCCGCTCGCTTGGCGTACTCCTTGACGACGGCCTTGATGCGCCCGAGCTTCCGGGTGGGTAGGTCGAGCTCGACGGGCTCCTGCTCGATGGGCGCAGTAGTCGGTGCCGACTTTGCGGGCGACGGTTCCGGCTTCCGCTCGGGGGCCGTCCGCTTGTGGTGGCGGACCTGGGTGACCTTGCCGCTCTTCGTGACGCGCGGGTGGGCCTTGACGCTGGTGAACCCACCGAAGAGAGCGAGCTGCTCCCCCTTGTGCAAGGCGTAGGGCGTGATCTCCTTGTCGCCCAGATACTTCCAGGTGGTCGCGTCCTCCGGGTAGCTGTCAGCGAACGAAATCCAGTCGTAGTGCTGCGCGAGCAGGTCCTCCACGTCGCTCTCGTTCTCCAGGACGTCATGCACCCATCCGTGACTGACTCTCCAGTCCTGCGCGAGCTCGTGAGCCGCAGCCCCCTTCAACTCGTCGTAGAGCTCCTCGTTCGAGAGCCCCTCGTCTCGCAGGAGGTCGTAGCCGTGGGTCCGACGCATGATGTCCATGACCACGCTGTAGTGCTCATCGGCATCATCTTCTTCGAGCAGGTCGAGGTACGTCTGCGCGAGATCCTCGAAGTCATCGCCGACGTCGAGCGTTCTCTCGGGATCGACGCGGTAGCTCCAGAGCTTGTCGCCCCCATAGCCCGGGTTGTCCAGGTAGGCCTCGGCGTCCCCCCTCTCGGCCGTGAGGTGCGCGCCGGCAGTGATGCCGGGGTCATCGGCGGCCCGCCAGAGCACCGTGTCGCCACTCCCTCGAGCACGACGATAGCGATCGACGGCGGCTCGCTTCACCCGCCTGGTGTGCTGCTTCACCATCGACACGCGGCCCGACTTGGCGGCCCTCGGGTGCGCCTTGATCTGCACGTCGCCGCCGCGCCCTGCCTTGACCAACTGTCGAATCGCGAACTTCATACCAGCCGCCCCCTCTCGATCTTGGGCAGTGCGACCCGCAGGGATCGCTCCTTGCGTGCCGCGGTCTCCCACCCGCCCCTGCCAGCCGCCGCGTTGTCGTACTCGGCCTCGAGCGCCTCTTCCATGTCGGGCCAGGCGTACCAGGGCTCGCCGTTGGGCGCCTCGAGTTGCAGGAACTCGTCGGGGTCCGACATCCAGGCCTTGCGGTCGGCTCGCTCGAGACCCACCGCACGGGCCACCCGCGACTGCGCCGCCCTGGTCATCCAGGCGGACGGCTCGGCGATGGCGTCGGTGTAGTCCGGGAGCCCCTCGCCAGGGAACTCGCCGCGGTCGGCCTCGGTGTAGCCGCGGCGACGAAGCTCCGCGTGCTCCTCCTGGACCGGACCCAGGGCCTCGGCGATGCCCCGGCCCTGCCCGACGTGAGCTCGGAACGCGACGGAGTCGAGCGAGACCTTCGTGCCCGGGTTCGCCCGCTCGATGGCCTCGATGTAGGACTTGGCCTTGGGCGACCGCCACCCCAGGCCGAGGAGGTGGACACGGGCGGGCTTGAAGTCGCGCACGAACTCGTAGACCTCGGCGGGCGTCTTCGGGCTCTTGTTGGCGGGGATGCCGGCGACGATGTCCGTGCCCATGAGCGCGGTGGCCTCTCCCCAGCTCTCACCCAGCCGCCCCTGCAGTCCGACGATGAGGTTGGCGCCGTTGGCCTGGACCTCGGTGAGCTCGTCGTGGAACCGCTGCAGCATCGCCCGGGTGGTCTCCCAGTTGCCGATCTTGTCGGGAGCGACGAGGTAGGCCTTGCTGCCCATGCGCTCGGAGACGGCCCGGTAGGTGTCCATGACCCGGTCCCAGTCGACGGGCTTGGGCACGCCCTTCACTGCGCGGAACGCACCGCTGTCGAGGAAGAACGGCTGGTCGCCCTCGGCAACCTCCTCGAGCACCGTGGCGAGCCCCGCGTCGGTGAGGTCGCCGACGGTGGCCCCGGCCGGGATGTCGGTGGCCACGAGCGCGCGGAGCTCCCCCGGGTGGTTCGAGCCGCTGGCGAAGTACGTCGGCCGCTGTCGCTGGTGCTCCTGGACGACTGCCACCTTCCCCGTCGGGGTGCGTCGGTAGTGCCGGCGCACAGAGAAGAGCTCCCCCTGGGCGCCCTTCAGTAGCTCTCGACGGATCAGGAACCGCATGGTCACTCCGGCTTGTCGACGACGACGAGGTACGTCTGGACCCCCGTGGAGCGGGTGGCCTTCTTGAAGGCGCCCTCGGGCAGCTTCTCGGACCACCCTACCTCGTCGAGCCACGTCCGGAACGCGCGATCCTTCTTCGAGTTGCCGTACATGGGGCCGGCGCTGATGATCGACACCAGGCGCCCGCCCGGCTTCAGCAGGTCGTAGGCGTGCAGGACGTGGTCGATGTCCTGGCGGCTCTCGAAGGGCGGGTTCTGGACGATTCGATCGTAGATGGGGCCGGGGTTGTAGGCGAGGAAGTCGCGCGAGACGATCTCGCGATCCTGGTCCTCGAGCACGCCTCGGAGGGTCTCGTGGAACTCGCCGACGTGGAGCCGGATGCCCGGCTCGTGAGCCTCGACCACGCGGGCCATGTCTCCGAGCCCGGCGCTGGGCTCCAGTACCAACTGCCCTGGCTCAAGATCGGCCTCCTCGGCGACGCGCTGCGAGAGCACGTCGGGTGTGGGGAAAAACCCCTTGTGGGTGAGCAGCTTGGCGCTCTCGAGGCGCTCGCGCTTCTCCTTGTCCTCGGGGCTCTCGTAGCTGTCGCCCTGCTGGTAGCGTGCCCTGGCCTCGCCCGCGTAGGTCTTGAAGGCGGCGATGGCTGCGTGCCAGGCCTCATCGCCGACGATGCCGGCCTTGAGCGCCCGCTTGGCGTCACGGATGTCGTCGGGGATGTTGCCCGGGAGCCACCGGCCGCTGGCCTTCACCGCCTTGGCGATGCGCTCGACGGACTCGATCTCCGGCATAGACAAGCTCGCCCTGACCTGCCAGAGCTCCTCGCCATCGGGCGGGGACTGGCGGGCGATGACCTGGTCGAGCACCGCGAGGTCCTTGTCGACGCCGGTGACCTTCTCGCGCCGGTGGTACGACGGTCCCCATGCGTCCTGCCGTGCGTCCTTCGCCAACTCGGCGAGGTGGTTGAGGTTGAAGTCGTTGGCGGGGTGGCCGTACTTCGGGCTGGCGCTTTGGAGTATCTTGAACGCGGCGAACGTCTGCATGAACCGCAGCGCCGGGTCCAGGGTGCCACGCTCGGCGTGGTCGGCGAGGGTGCGCAGGTAGGCCTGCTGCTTCTCCATGCGCTCGGCATCCATGATCAGCCCGGCCTGGATGGACGCTCGGCGCCTGGTGACGTTCCAGTCGTGAGGCTCGCGCTTCTTGTCGATCTTCGGCTGCAGCTTGTCCGCGGCCGTGCGCAGCTTCTTGGCGTGCTTCGCGCCGTCGTAGACCTTCCCCGCCTTCCTCTTCGGCGAGGCCTTCGTGTGCCCCGCCACGGGCTTCCCTCGGCGGATGTGGGCGCGGACCACGACGCGAGCTCGGCGAGGCTTGCTCTCCTGCGAGAACATCGAGAGCTGCGGGCCAGCTCCAGACGCCTTGACGGCCTTGTCCATCGGCTCGAGCTTGTCGTCGGGCGCCACCGCGAACCAGACCGGATGTCTCGACGGGTCGGTGTGGTAGACCTTGCCCGCCTCGACGAGATCCCACAGCGCGTCGCCAGGGACACCGTGCCCCATGTCCGCAGTGATGTCGGCGAGGTCGACGAGGATCGTGTTGAAGGTCGAGGAGTCATGGGTCCGGAGGTAGTCGAAGATGCGTCGACGCCACTCCGGCCGGGTCTTCTTCGTCATGTCCTCGCGGCGACGAACCTCCTCGGTGAACTCCCGCGCCTGCCGCTCCTTCCTGGACGACCTTGGAGGATCGTCCTCTGCCCGAACCAGGTGCAGGTAGTAGCCCCGGCCCGGGTTCTTCGTGTTGGTGTACCAATCGACGCTGGCGCGGGCGTGCATGTCGGCCGTGGTCTTCGGCCAGTCGACCACCGGGAAGTGCGCCCAGTTGCCCGACGTCTCGGCGCCATTCTTGTCGAGGTTCATGAGGATCGAGGTCCGGTAGTCGGGCCTCATGATCAGCAGCTTCGGGCGGTCCTTCACCATGACGGGCAGCGCGTAGTCGACGTCGCCGCCGTGCTTGAACCACTCGCCGACCACCTTCACCGTTGCCGTCCGCTTCACGTCCTTGCTGGGCGCCCAACTCGATCCGTGCAGGTTGAGCTCGAACTCGTCGCCGACGTTGAGCTTCGCGGCCTCTCGCTGGTCGTGGTCGTAGGCGGGCCACCGTTCGAGCCAGGCCTTCCGATCGCGGGGCCTCTTGGCGTCTCCGGCGTCCTGTTCGTAGTCGTCGGGGCCGTGGATCTTGAACTCGCCGCGCCGGTTGCGGGCGCGGACGCGCTGGTGCTGCTTCACCATCGCGACCTTCGTCTTCGTCCGCCTGGTGTGCGCCTTGACCGTCGACGGGCCGAAGAGCTCGAGCTGCTCGGCCTTGGTCAGTCGGATGACTCGAAGTCCGAGGGTTCCCAGCGTGGACGCGGCAAGCCTCTGTAGCTGGGGGCCAGCTCGATCTCTTCCTTCTCGTCGATCACGATTGGGTCGCCACTCGAAGGCGACGGGCGCGTCGATGACGGTGCCGGCCTGGGCGATCTCTTGCCGCCATCGGTCGAGGAGAAACTCTTTCCACTTCTCATCGGTGTACCCCGTGATGTCGCCGGTGTCGGGGTTGCCTCCCGACTCCCGGATGTGCCTGTTCATGTCGTTCTCGGCGAAAAACGCGGCGTTGGCCCGCAGCGTCTCAATGAAGCTCAGAGGCCCCATGCGACCACGGACCTCGTAGTCGAGCGTCAAGATCATCGTGCCGGTCGGCACCGCGATCCGCAGTTCCCTGATCACCATCTGGGTCGCCGAGCCGATGTCCTGCGGGCTCGGGAACGGGAACCCGCCCGGGTGGTTGTGCGTGAACGAGCCGCCTGCGGTCAACTCGGGCCGCCTCGTCAAGGCGGGGTCGATGGCGCAGGCGTGCTTCGGGTCAGACTCCGGGCTCCACGCCCTCGTCGTCACCGGCGAGCCCCGGAACAGTTGCCGGCCGTCCGTCGCGAAGACGCAGCAGTGCTCCTCGGGCATGTGGCGGATCGCGTCGTCGACCTCGTCGATCGACATCGTGACGTGCATGGGTCCGACCTGGTCGGGGCCACGGTTCTGCGGGTGCGGCGTGAAGGCGACGTACTGGCGCCCCTTCGTGCCCCGCTCGTGTGACTTCACGATCGAGGCCTTGCCGCCACGGACGCGGGCGTGCTGACGCACCCGAGCTCGACGCGCCGTGCTCTCCTTCGTGAACATGGCGAGTTGCTCGGCCTTCAGCATCCGACGGATGAGTAGGCGGAACACCGGCGCCAGGTCGTGCAGGGGGCGGCCCTTCTCCATGAGGTCGGTGTCCTCCACGTCGGAGGCGTACTCCTTGCGCAGCACCTCCTGGACGGTCGCCCGCGGGTGCTTCTGACGCCACTGTTCAACGACGTCGTCGATGCCCTGGCCCTTGAAGATGGTGAGGCTCGGGTTGCGGGCTCGAGCTCGCTCTTCGTAGTCGACGACGCGCTGGTAGCTGGCCGGGCTGACTTCGCGAAGTGCCCAGTACCAGCTCGCAGGCTGCCACTTGCACATGAAGCAGCCCGACTTCATGACGTCGCCGAACCCGTGCCGCTCGAGCACCTCCTGCTCGCCGGCCTTGTCGATCCCCATCTCGACGAGGGGGTAGAAGTCGGCTTCGAAGTCCGGGCCGGCTCCTCTCTTCTCGAGATCCTCGGCTCGCGTGATCCGGTGGGTCTCATCCGCCGCAAACCCGATCAGCATCCGGTGAGGCTTCCGATCCCCTCGGCGGACCGCGTTGCCCCATGCCGCGTTGCCCACGCCCCACTTCTCGCGGGAGAGGTCGTTGATGAGCTGCCGATTCGGCACGATCTTGTGGTTGTGCGTGCAGCCCGGGTCGTTCATCGCGCAGATCGTGCGCTTGCTCGCGTAGTCCTCCATCACCGAAGGCCGGAGGTGGTAGCCGCCTCGTTCCGCCCGCTCGTCGATGGTGTCCTCGTCACGTCGCCACGACTTCGGAACCTTCTTGATCTGCTGGATGTAGGGGTTGGCCTGGTCCTCGATGGCCTTGATCTCGTGGTCGAGCTCCGCGACGCGCGTGTCGATGACTCCCAGCCTGGCGCGCGCCTCCTCTCGCTGCTCGTCGGTGGTCCGCTTCGCCTCGATGCGCTTGTTGAGGCGCTTGCTCTCCGAGAGGAGCTTCTTGCGCTCCTCGCGCATCGGCTTCGCGGGCGCCTTGACCTCCCACATCCCCTCGCGGATCTCGTGGACCTTCGCCTTCCAGGTGTTCATCGCGTCGGGGGTCGGCTTGCGCTGGATGATCAGGCGGATGCCGTGCTCGTCGCAGAACTCCTGGACGCGAGGGATGAGCTCGTAGGTGTGGGGCCACTCGTTGCCGGTGTCGGTGAAGACGGCCGCGTCAAGCCCCTCGGGGCCGATGGCCTTGCCGTCGACGAGCAGCTTGCCCTCGGCGACGAGGCACAGCATGGTCATCGAGTCGCGCCCCATCCCCATCCGGAGGATCGTGAGGCCGGGAGCAGACGGGGTGAGGCGCTGTTGCTTCCGCCCCTTCTTCTTCCGCGTGTGGCGCTTGACGACTGCGACCTTGCCCTTCTTCGTCTTCCGGACGTGGCTCTTCACGTCGCCGAAGAGCCCCTGCTGGTCGCCCTTGTACATGCCGCGGCCCTCGTTGACCCAGGCCTGCTCGGGATCGAAGAGCACGACCTCGCTGGCGCCGGCGAGGTCGCTGGACGTCACCACGAGCGAGTCGTAGCCCTGGGCCTTCAGCTTCTCGATGTCCTTCTTCGTGAGGTCGCGCGGGCTGATCTCGTACTTGCCCTCGACCACCTTGGGGTTCTTCACCGAGACGGAGACCTCGTAGGTGTGGTCGCCGTACATGCGCGCGTACCGCTTCTTGGGCGACAGGTAGATGCCATACTCGCCGCCGACGTCGGGCCGGAGACTGTGCCCCTTGGGCATCGCGGTGTCGCTGCCGTGGAACAGCGGGTGGCGGTACTTGCTGCCGCGGCGGAAGTCGACCGGCATCTCCTCGCCGCGGCCGTCGTCGTGGTCGTCGTCGCGCTTGGGCACGTCCGGACGCTGCCACCGCTTGACCATCGGGTTCGACTTCGACGGGAGCAGGGCCAGCCCCGGGCCACCCTTCTCGATGTCCTCGAGCTTGTCGTAGTAGTCGTCGCCCTCCTCGACGATGTGGTCGGCCGCGATCTCCTCGGCGAGCTCGGGGTCGTCCGTGTGCTCGAGCTCGTGCTCGGTGCCGTCCTCGAGCGCGTCCTGGTCGAGCTCGTCGTGGTCGACGTCGTCGGCCGCACCGCCTGGCAGACGGTCCTGTCGGGCCTTCGCCAGTCCAGACACACGCACGGCAAGACGGCGACCCTTCGCCATCTTCCGGACGGTGGACCACGCGATCTTCGCTGCTGACTCGGGCGACTTGCCCTCGGCCTTGACCGCGTCGAAGACCTCGCCCCACTTGTTCGCGGTGGCGAGATCCAGCGACTTCAGGCTGGCGGGCACGTCCTCGATGCTCTTCCAGGGCATAGCGCGACTCCAGGCGTCAGGACCGGAGACCCTGACCCACTATCAGGGCCTCCGGCCGGGGAGGTCGCGCTAGTCGCTGTAGGCGACCTCGAGAGACAGCATCGCGTTGGTGACCTCGTTGGTGCCGTCCTCCTGGACGATGTACACCGCGAGCACGTCACCGTCGTCGACCGCCATCGCGCCGGCGTTGAAGTAGTCGCGGCGCTGGTCCTGCGGGAACGTGTTGAGGGCCGACACCACGCCGGTCGTGGTGTTCATGAGGAAGAACTTGACGTCGGCCGCGGTGTGCAGCGTGGTCGCCCCGTCCTCGAGCTGGATGGAGTTGACGACGCCCTTGTGGGGCACCGGCCAGCCGTCGGTCGGGGTGATGATGTCGTGCTGCACGCTGTTCAGGACAGCCGCCTGCGTGAGCTGCGCGGCCGTGACCCGGTAGCGGATGAAGTACGCGAGCTGGCCGTCGATGGTCGTCGTGGCCCAGTCGGACGGCGGGTAGAAGGTCAGGCAGCCGGCCTGCTGGAAGGCTCGAAGTCCCGTCGTCTGGTCCGTGGTGTCCGTGTTGTCGTAGAAGGTGCCAGCCGGGATCGCGACCCAGGCGGCGCCGTTCCAGTATTCCCAGACGCCACCGTCGCCGCCCCAGGTCGCCGGGGTGGTGAGGTTGAACCCGATCTCGGCGAACGGCAGGTCGGCACCGAAGGCCACGTAGTCACCGATCTCCTCGGTGGCCGCGTCGGGGGTGACCTGGTAGTTCGCGGTCCAGTCGGAGAACCCGCTGGTGAGAGCCACGTTCAGGAACGCCGCGTCGGTGACGTCGTAAGCCTTCGCGTAGGCTGCGCCCTGGTTGGTCAGGGTGAGGTCGGCCACCGCAGCGCCGGCCGTGCCGCCGCCGTTCGTGACCGCGCCGTCGCCGTCGGCTGCCCAGGTGCCGAGCACCGGCATGGTCCACATCATCTTGCCGAACGCCTGGTCGAGCTTGTCCAGCGACGCGGTGATGGTCTCGTCGTCCACGAGAAGGTTGTCGTCGGTGTAGGCACGGTCGCCGAAGGCGGTGTCGAGCTTGTCGATGGAAGTGACCAGGGCCTCGTCGTCCGCGACGACGTTGTCGTTGGTGTAGGGGCGGGTGACGCCGTCGGTGCCGCCGATGGCCGCGGCGATCTCGGCGTAGGCCGCGTTGACCGTGTCGGTGGCGTACCAGGCCGCGGAGTCGGTGAAGGTGTCCGCGCCCGCGGAGGTGGCCGCGACGTAGAGCTCGGCGAGGACCGCCTCGACGGTGGTGCCGGTGAAGTAGGCGGCCGAGTCCTCGACGCCGATCATGCTGGCGCCGTTGCCGTTCGTGGTCAGGGCCAGCGACGCCAGGTCGTTCAGGCGCGTGCCGAGCAGGACGGAGGCCGCGAGGGCCGCCATCGGGGAGGGACGGCCGTTTGCACCGTCGAGTACGTTCTTGATCTTGGTCGAAAGAGCGGTCTGCATGGTTGGTTCCTCCAGAGGAAGTCGGGATCAGGGCTTCTCGATGATGTAGGTGGTGATGTTGGCGGCCGTCAACCCATTCCCGGACAGCAGGACGCTGGTCTGGTGGATGCCGTCTGCCGTGTCGTCTGCCCAGACGATCCAGGCCCGCAGGTTGTCGAGTTGCTCCTCACCGGCCGCAAGGCGCAGCTTGAAGGGCTCGTCGGAGACGATGAACATGCCGACCGCGTCGGTGAACGAGACGGCCTGGTCGGTGGCGCCAGACGCGAGTTGCAGCTCGGTGTGGAGCAGGGTCGTGAACCCTTGTAGCGCCGGGATCGTGAACGGCAGATCGGCCGAATTGATCTCGGTTAGGGCCGCCTCTCCGACATCGGCCAGAAGCGCCAGGATGAGCTGTAGGGTCGCGGTCTTGGTGGCCATGCTCTACCTCACGGCTTGTCGATGAAGACGAAGATGAAGTTGGTCTCGTTGGGGCCGGTCGAGACCAGCGGCTCTTCGCTGATGACCGCCGTGTCTAGGTCGTGCGCCCAGACGAGGTGTGCGCGGAGGTTCTCGAGGAGGGTCTCGCCGGCCTTGTATCGGAGCGAGAAGGGCTGGTCGGCAAGGAGGAGCACGGCCACGTTGTTCGACTGTTCGATGGAGAGGTCGGTCTGGTTCGCGGGAGACCAGGCCATCTGCACCGTCGAGATCCGGAAGTCGGACAAGTCGGGCAACGCGCTCGGAAGCTCCCCGGTGTCCAGGGAGCAGATCGGCGGATCGTCGGTGTCCGGTGAGACCGTGAGGAGGGCTCTCGCCTCGGCTGTCTTTGTCGCCATCGTCAGCCCCCGTAGTACCGCTTGTACTGCTCACGAGCTTCCTGGATTGCATCCCAGATGACGTCGTGGAAGTACAACAGCGGACCTTCGGTGCAGTGCGGATGGACGGGACCGATGACCGGACCCCACGCATCTCGCTTGAGGTTGAAGTTTCCGCCTGCTGCGTCCCGCGCTTCGATTGCCGACAGTCTATATCGGATTGGCGCCCCTGACGGCCCCCAAATGCGCCGACACTCCGTGCAGGCCATCGGGGAGACCAGCTTGTAGACCTGGGGGTCCTTGTCTCCAGACGCGAGCGCCTGCGCCTTCAGACGCCGGTACGCCCCGTGCGAGTGAGCGAAGGCGATCTCGGTGCGGGCCACCCGCTCCATGTTGTTCTGCAGGACCGGCTTGTCCTTGCACGCGGCGCGGAGCTCCCGAGCCAGTCGCTTCGAACCCCACCGCTTCTCGACGCCATCGGTGATGGTCTCGCGGACCACCGACTGTTCGGCCTCGTTCAGCGTGCGCTCGGCACCGACCTCGACCTCGGATGCGGCCTTGCGCATGTAGATCCCGGCCTGGCGCTGGGCGTACCGCATCGACTGGCGCTGCTGGGGCGTGACCTCGACGCGCATGGCGCGCTTCACCACCTGGCGCAGTGTCGGCTTCGTCTTCTTCGGCGTCGCCGGCTTCATCGGGTCCTCGTCGAGCCCGAGACGGAAGGCGAGCTCGATGGTGCTCGTCTCGTCGACGTCACCGCTGGCCTTCAAGGCCTTGACGATGCGCTGGTCGAGCACCTGGCCGGAGAACTGGGCCACGAGCCCGACCTCGTGCTCGCGGAGGAGCGTCGCCAGCTCGGCCTCGACCTCGGCCGACATCGGGAGCAGATTGCCCCCCTCGAGGAGCTCGTGGATCGCCTCGACGAGCCTGGTACCCCACCGGTCCCAGTCCATCCTGGCCTTGAGCATGAGAACGGGGAGGTCCGGCCACCGGGCATCCCACCCTTTGCCACCACGGGGGATTAGAGCCTTCTGGAGCGGCACCGGGTCGTATCCGGCGTGCGTCGCGAGCGCCCCTATGACGGCTCCGTGGAGGCAGGGGTCCAGCGTCCGGATGTTGGTCGCCAGCCGGACCTCTCCGTTGTCATCGAGCTCACCGTGTACGGCACACCGATGCGTCACGTCGGGTTCTGAGAGGCGCGCTGGTACAGGATGTGGATGGAGCTGGCGGGCGTGCCGACGATGTTGTCGACGTAGATGCCGACCGGGTCACGAGCGAGCTCCACGTCGAACGTCGCCGAGACGTTCTTCGAGTGAACCTGCTCCTCGAACCAGCCGTCGATGGCCTGGCCCTTGTCCTCGGTCTCGATCCACCGGCCGATGTGGACGGTGTAGGCCGTGACGCCCGCGGGCACCTCGACCGCGAACTTCATGCGCTCGTAGGTCGGGGCCTGGATGCACTGCAGCTTCGTGGTGGGCGCGCTCTCGTCGGCGTTGATCTCCTTCCGGAGAACGAGCCAGACGCCCTTCTTGCCGCCGAAGGGGGAGCGAGAGACGCCCTGCGCGGGGTCGGCCTGCACCTGGGCAGGCTGGTCGTTGAAGTCCTTGAGCACCATGTTCAGCTCTCCTCGACGTAGACGGTGATGCGATCACGGGTGCCCTTCTGCATGGGGCCGCCCGGTCCTGGGGGTTGTCCTGCTGGGCCGCCGCCCTCCTGTCCAGGGGGCTGTCCGAAGGGGCTAGCGCCCTGCCCCGGGCCGCCACCGAAGCCGTCGTCCTCGCCGCCCTGGGGCGCACCGAAGCCGTCGACGTCCTCGTCGGGGGCGGCACCGAAGCCGTCGTCCTGCGGCTGCTGTTCTTGGTCGGCCATCTGCTCCTGCATCTTGGCCTGCATGTAACTCGAGGCGAACGACGGGTCGGTGGGCATGTTCCAGAGGTTGTCGTGGAACTTCTGCTTGTCCTCCTCAGAGGCCTCCTGGTACTCGTCGTCGGAGAGGTAGAACCCCATCGGCATCTGCCCCTCGGCCACGCGGACCTCGTTGCGGGTGATGCTGGTGCGCGCACGCACCTCGTAGAGCTCGGCCTCCTTCTTCGGGTCGTAGTCCCCGAATTCCCACTTCAGCCGCAGGTCGGGGTGGATGGTCCGAAGCAGCGGGTCGAACACCGTGTCGGCGAGGTGCTGCAGGTCGCCCTGGAGCCCCTCCTCCTTGGCAAGCGCGATCTCCATCTCGCGGCTCGGCTCCGAGAGACTCGAGCCACTACCGCCGTCCCACGGCTTCATGTTCACGACGCTCATGTCCATCCGGTAGATGGCGGCGCACAGGCTCGAGAGGACCGACATCCAGAGCTCGAACATCATGTCGCGGTTGTTCGGTTTGAGGTCGATCTTCTGCAGCGTGCCGTCCACCGGTAGCGGCATGACCGGGGGCTGGTGAGCTCGACGGACGCCCTGCGCGCTCTCGCGGAGCATGTCCACGAAGGCGTGGATGTCCTCGTCGTGGACGTCGCCGGAGACTCCGAGGATGAACTCGGCCATGAGCCCGCGGGTGAAGAACGTGGCGTTGTAGTCCCAGGCGTTGATGTAGCTGAGCACGATCTCGATGGCCTGCTCGACGTGGCTGGGCGGGTAGCCGGCGACGTTGATGTCGGTCCGGTTCACGATCGGGGCCACCACGAGCTTCCCTGCCCGGTACACGCCCTCGAGCACGCCCTCGCGCACGAGGCAGTAGGGCACGCCGTACAGGTCCCAGCCGGCCGCCTCCGAGGCCAGCTCGATGACTTCCTCGTTCGAGAGCCCGTCGGGGTTGAAGCCCCCGTGCCACTGCGGGGTGTCCGCGATCCACTTCTCGATCCACAGCATCGTCGGCCAGACGATCGCGCCGTCCACCGGCCGGAAGCCGACCACGCGGCTCTTGTCGTACATCGAGTACAGCTTCTCGACGATGGGCCGGTTGATCGTGAGGAGGTCCTCCTCGAGCTGCGTGATCATCTGCCCCATCGTCGGGCAGTACCGGTGGCTCGGCCTCTCGAGCATCGTCTCGGCCTTGGCGATGTACTTCTCGAACCCCTCCGGGATCTTGGCGCCCTGGTCCTGGTGGTCCTTGTGGACCGGGTGCCATCCCACGTCGATCTTCCGGCCACCCCACCGCCTCGACATCCGCCGCACCTGGTAGTGGCGGGCGCTGTGGATCGCCTGCAGCATCGGCGACCGCTCGCGGAGCTTGCGGAGGAGCTCCAGAGAGAACGTCTCGAACTTGTTGAACCCCTTTCTCACACCGACGCCGCCAGCGTCCCGCTGCATGTGCCTGGGGACCGAGGGCACGGTCGACACCGTGAGGTCGCGCAGGCGGTCCGAGCGCATCCGCTTGATCACGTCGGTCGGGATGACCAGGTCGCCGCGGTCGTTGCGGGTGACGCCCTGCTTCGCGAGGAAGTCGAGGCCGCTCTCCTCCATGCTGTCGGCCTCGATGAGCTTGCCGTCGGGTCCGTACAGGGGCGGGGGCTTCTCAGGCATGGTGTCGCTCCTCTCTCACACGGTAGTCAACCTCCCAGATCGAGCCGCACGTCCCGCACTGATGGCGGGAGACTGGGGGGAGGTGGTGCAGCATCGAGTCGACGCGCTGGATGACGGAGACGCAGCAGCGGCGCATCCCCCGGATCACGGTCTTGCCGGCCTGGCTCTGCAGCCACCCATTCGGAGCTCGACCCACTGGCTCGCCGTAGTCCAGCCGGCCGATCACGTCCTCGACACTGGCGACGGGGTCGGCCACCTTGCGGATGGTCGGCCCCAGGGCTGCCGGTAGCCGGATCTCGCGTTCGGCAGGCCGGCGCTGCTCGAGCTGGTGAACGAGACGACGGCTGGACTCGGTGATCGGCATGTTACCCCTGGAGTCGCGGCTTCCCTATTCTAGCCAGTGCCACGTCCGCAAACATATCAGCATGTGCGAAGTGCGGGTCGATCGCGACGTGTTCGGCGCGGTACTGATACCGGCCCTGCCGCTCCGCTTCCTCCGTAGTGTAGATCTTCCGGAACGCGACCGCCTGCATGTGGGGCCAGTAGACGTCGCGGCAGATCGGCGTGGGTCGCCACCGGCCGACACGGAGACCCGAGGTGAGCCGCACCTTGCCCTTCTGGACGGGGAGCCGCTGCACCAGCTTCGTGGGGTGCGGGGTCTCGTTGAGCCCCTTGACCCACCGGTCCAGGGACCAGCGCAGGCCCTTCGTGCGGTGGATGGTCACCCCGTATTTGAAGCGCGTCTCGTCGCCCCGCTGGTCCTTGTTCTTCGACAGGTCCTTCCAGCTCACCATCTTGCCGACCTTGCCGTCGGTCTCGTCCGCCACCCAGGCGCGACCAGGGAAGGCCTTGACGAATCGGAAGGCCTCGTTCCAGTGGGGCTCGCCGTCGACCACTGCGATGCGGACGTCGTACTCGACCATGAACCGGGCGGTGAGCTTCCACGGGTCGTCGCCGTGGACGACTTCGAGGTGGACGGTCCTGAACTTGCCGTTGGGCGCGAGCTTCTTGATGACCACGATGTTGTAGCCGGCCTGGACGTCGACCCCCATCGCGCAGTTGTGCGCGTGCTTCCGACGCCAGGCTTCGCTCATGTTCGCCCACCAGCGCAGTCCCGTCCGCACGCAGGCCTTCAAGTGCTCGGGGCGCACCGGCTGGGTCTCGGGGTCGATCCAGGGGATGCCGATCGTGGAGTTGTAGAACTCCTGGATGTCCTCGCTGTGCTCGTGCTTGTAGAGCACCCGAGCTGCCGAGTAGGTCGGCGAGAGCATCTGCGGCATCTGGTAGCTGTGCGGGTAGTTGCTCTCGACCTCGGGCACCCAGTAGCCGTCTCGAGGGTCGACGATGAGCTCGCCGCAGACCGGGCACCGGTACACCGCCTGGCCGTACCGCTCGATGTCGGCCGGGAGCATCCCCAGGTACGGGAGCCCGGCCTTGTCGTAGGCCCGCTCGACCTTGCGCAGCACGCGCGTCGTCGCGTTCGAGAGGTCCTCGATGCAGTCGGGGAACCGCCTCGAGAGGATGACCCCGTCCTTGCAGTTGCAGCCGCCGATGGTGTGGAACCACCGCTGATCGCCCTCGAGGAAGTATTTGTGGATGTCGCTCTCGGGGTAGAACGCGGTCGACACCTTGATGTCCCGGGGCATGACCTGGGCACTGGTGCGCTCCATCGCGCGCTCGATGTCGCCCGGCTGCATCCGGCGCACCTCGTCGAAGTACACGCCCTTCATCGGGAGCCCCTCCGTCGAGCTCCGGCCGGCGACGGTGAGGAAGAACATGGTCGTGGGTCCGAGCGTCCTCGTGAAGACCGCGTCCTGCCCCTTGCCCTTGCTGGTGGCCTTGCCGAGCCACGGGCCGATGATGGGCGACTGACGCACGAAGGGAGCGAAGCGCCTGGTGGAGAACGCGCGGGGGAGGTGCTGGTCGGGGAAGTAGTACCCGAGCATCTGCCCCCAGTAGATCACGGCGTCCCGCAGCAGGTTGATCATGAGCAGGACGGACTTGCCCGTCTGCGCGCCGGCCATGAGCGTGATGACCGGGTGGATGTCCTCGGCGATCTCGCGGAGGTGCTTGTAGGCGACCTCGTAGTCGATGACCTGCCCGTCGAAGAGCAGGTTGTAGTGCTGGATGAACCGGTAGACGTTGTCGCAGGGGTCGAGCGGAGCATCCACCGACCCGAGGGTGGTGGTGATCGCCGCGGCGATGAGCTTGAACTGCTGCTGGGCCTGCTCTGGGTCCACTACGGGGTCGACTCCCGCTGCAGTTCATCCACTTGAGACGGCGTGAAGTCGTTGGGCCAGTAGAACCAGAGCGGCCGGCGCCACCGACAGAACGACTGTCGAGCTCCCATGTGCATCCAGACCTCGTAGGCGGTCATGCTCATCACCCCTCCGTGCTCGGTAGCGCCCCTGCTCGGTCGACCTCGGCCACCATCGCCTTGACGGCGTCGACGAGGTCCTCTCGGTACTTGGCCAGCGCGGCCTCGTCAGCTCCGAAGTGCTTGCGGGCCAGCTCCACCATGCGGAGCACGAGCCCCTGCACGGCCGGTAGCACCGCCGCGGTCAGCACCTCGGCCGTCTTGCTCTGACGGACCGCCGACTCCTGCTTCTTCCCCCAGTGGTCGACCAGGCGCACGAGCACCTTGACCGACTCGAGATCCTCCATGTTCCAGTCGGCCTCCTCGACCATGAACGCAGCCACCGCGACGGGGTGCCTGGCGTCCAGCAGGTCGGGCTCCTTCCGGAGCTGCGCGATCCGATCGTTGCCCTCGGCCGTGAGCTTCTTGAACCGCTTGCTGTGCAGGCCGTGCGTGGGGGGGCGGCCGGTGCCTGGAGCTCCCCCGTGCATCCTGCAGCGGTTCGATCCAGCGACCGCCCAACCCTTGCAGGGGTTGCCGCTGCGAGTCATCGCGCCGCATCGCTTGCGACGAGAGACTGCATGGGGTTTCCGGGAATTCTTGGACTGCATGGGGTTTCCGCTCACGCTTCAGTGTAGTCCGGGCTCTCGTTCTCTGGTTCGGCCTCTTCGGACACGGGCGACGAGACCTGAACCGATCGGTAGGCCAGCGAAGCCCCCACGCGGTAGGTCCATAGACGCACTTCGGACAGGTCTGCGTCACGATGCCGGCGAGCTCGACGCACCAACCCGGTGTAGACCTGGTTGGGGTGGATGCTCATGCGGAGCAGACCCCAGTGGGACGGCAGCCCGAACTCTGCCAACTCCTCGACGGTGACGATGTCCCGCTCTTCCTGCGTCGTCTCGGGGCTCCACTCCGATGCGTATGCCAGGTAGCACTCGCTCGCGACGCTCTCGTACCGCAGCATCTTCCCCACTCGGAGATCCGCGAGCAGGTCGGAGCGCGCCCGCTTCACCTCCACGGCGACGATGCGCGGCCGTCCAACCCGGTCGGGCTCGACTCCCCATCGGTTGTTGAGACCAGGCCGTCGTCCCTTCCGGCCGTTGGTGTTCCACCGTTCGAGCGCGTCCTGCCACTCTTGAGACACGCGCTCACGCTCCGCACGGTAGGCCTCGCCCGCTCGCTCGTCCACCGGGCTCGAGACCCCAACCGCGTCGAGGACGCCGCCGCCGCCGCCGATCTCGTAGCCGGCGACTCGACACCATTGCAGGTTGAGGAGCCATGCAGCGGCTCGACGACACAGGTCGCGGTGGGTCGTCTGCATCGGTCAGGCCTCCTCTCTAACGAGGTAGACCCAGTCGGTGACCATCCGGGTGAGGTGGCCGCCGCAGTAGTCGGTACGGATGGCCGTCCGCATCCACCGACGACGCCGGAGGGGGATAAGCTCCGATGGGTCGGGGAACTTGTCCGCGTACACCGCAAAGACGTCGTAGGGCTCCGGGAGCACCTCCACGACGGAGTCGTGCCCTTCCTCGAGCTGCTGCCGCACCCTGGCCGATGGCGTGGCCGTCCGCCATGACGTCGCGGGCGGTGGTTCGTACCGCCACGGGTCGGGCTCTTCCGCCTCCCTCGCCTCGGCGACGGCCTTGTCGAAGGCGCGAACCCACAGTGCGTGGAGCTCGGGGTTGATGTCGATGATGGCCATGCGCAGCAGCGACGGAACCGCGTGGTAGGGCACGGTGAGGGTGATGGGGGTCTCGGCGTTCATGACGGCTTCCGTGGGAGGAACAGGTCGAAGAACGGGGAGACCTTGACCTCGCTCTTGCGAGCCGCGAGAGTCTCCCAGCCATCTTCGGCCGGTGTTTCACTAGACGACGACTTGGCATTTTCGGCAGGTTCGACGGGGATCGGCTGGACGGGCTCGCGGTCACCCTTGGAGGGCCTGGTGTCGTCGGCCACTAGGTACGCGCGGCGCCACCCGGTCGGGCTGCCTTCCGGGTGAGTCAACAGGCACCGGTACGGCACCCCTGCCGCTTCCAGCCATGCGTCAACGGTCTGGGCGACGGCGGTGGCGTCCTGCAGCGACACACGGTCGGACAACGGCAGGGACACCTCGTCGGTGACGTCCTCCACGTCGACGCGCCAGGACGCGCGAACCTTCGGGTCACCGCTGGCCACGTGGATCTGCTCGGTGCTGACGAAGTGGATCACGCGGATATCGTCGCGATCTTCGATTCTGTGGGCCAGCCATACGCGATTGTCCTCGCCCTTGATCGGCTGATCGGCGCTGTCGGCCGGCACCGTCTCGCGGAGCACGATCCCCACGTCGTGAAGGGCGCCGCGCATGGTGTCGCCGGGCGTGTAGGTGATCTCACCGCCGACGCCGGCCTGCCAGCCGTGGGCGGTGAGCTTGGACAGCGGCCGGATCAGCAGGCGGCCGTCACCCATCCACACGGCCACCGACCCGCAAGACCGGACGCCAGCGACCAGTCCGGGCTCGGCCTCGCCGTCAACCTGGACGGCCTCGCCGTCGCGCAGGACGTCGGCCGCCTGGCCGTGGTCCAGGTCTTCGTCGATGATCTCGCCGACCTGCCGCTGGTCGTCGCGTTCCGGCGTCGTCGTCAGGCAGCCGGCAGCGTCGCCGAGGCACACGGGCACGGGCTCGGCCTGGGGCTCGGGGTCGGTGTCGTCGTCGGTGTCGCGGAGCAGCACCCCGAACATGGCGAGGTCGAGCTCGTCGCAGAGCCGCACGGCCGCGCCGTAGACCGCCATCCTGTGATCCCGCGACGAGCGCCCCTCGTTCTGTGCGACGTTGAGCGCCTGGCGCACGTTGCGGTAGTCCTCGAGTTTCTCGACGAGGCCGGGGATGTGCGCGTTGGGCTTGTACCTCACGACGCCCTCGTGGGCTTCGGCACCGGCAGCCAGCGCCAGTCGTCGCCCCACTCGCACGTCGGCCACTGATCGACGTACCAGCGGTCGGGCTCGTCGTCGCGTTCCTCGCGGAGCATGAGCACGACCTCGTTGTCGTCGCCGCCGTCGTCGACAAGCGCACTGTCGACGCTCTTCGGTGGCTCGCCAGTCCGCCACTTCTCGCGCAGCTCCGCGGCCTCGGCCAGTTCGATCGCGGTGCGGAAGTCGATGGCGATGTCGGGGAGCATCGACTCGAGCTCGAACTGCGAGCGGTTGTACCGACGCCGGATCTCGAAGAGAGACCGGTCGTGCGGGTCGGGGGACTGCCCGGGGTCGAGCTCGGGGACCATGTGGAAGTCGTCGTGGTCCCCGCCGTCGGGAGCTGGACCCATCACCATGTACGCAGGGCGGCAACTCGAGGGGTCCTGACAACAGGGGACCAGGTCGTCGATGGCGCAGCCGCAGTCGCAGTCAACATTGCAGAGCCCGTCGTACTTGCTCGCGGTGAGCCACTCCATGAGGATGAGCCGGGCGTTCATGCCGAGGCCCCGAGCACGCCCAGGACGAGCAGCAGGCTGGCCAGCAGGAAGCCGAGGGTGCCGAAGACACAGGAGAAGACGAGGCTCGCGACGAGCGACGCGACCTGCAGCTTGAACACCAGCGCGACCATGCGCCAGAACGGGATGTCGAGATCAGTGACCTTCACGCTTTCCATGTTTCCTCCGCGCCCATACAGGCGAGCAGGTCCTCTCGGGCCTGCGGTGACAGGATGATGGGAGCCGGCTGCCCCCAGGGTTCGTCGAGCAACAGCCGCTTGGCGTGCTCGCAGTCTGCAACGGTCAGGGGTTCGCCGACGACGCCGAAGAGCTCCGTCCAGTCCATCGCGGCGATGCCGAGCGGGTCCGCGACGAACTCGCGCAGGGCCACCGCCCCGGCCGCGATGCCGACGAGAATGCCCCGGCGAGACACATCGACCGCGTCTCGAGCTGGCTGATCCTCTCGGTAGGCCATCCACACGTCGACGAGGAAGATCACGCCGATGGCGAGCACGAGACACATGCCGGTCAGTCCGAACATGAGGCCTCCTCTGGCTTCCACTCGACGCAGGCGGGCCACTTCATCCGGATGTCCGTGGCCGGGCCGCCCGTGTAGTCGGTGAGGCTGCACTTGTGGTAGCTCCGCGACCAGGTCCTCAAGAAGTGGAACCGGCAGTTGCCGCAACGGCGATCACCCGGGTCGGGCATGAGACGGCCGCCCATCGGGTGCCGACCCGCCTGGACGTGCGTGGTCTGGCGCTTCGCCTGACCCGAGGGGATGAACCACTCCGGGATCTCCACCCGCTCGCACCACTTGCAGCCGTCGCCGTTGCACCAGAGGCAGCTCATGACGGGAGCCTCACGCGGATGGTGCCGGCTAACCCGTAGGCCCACAGCATGTTGTCCTTGCGGACCATGTACTTGACGCCTTGGTCGGTGATTACCTGGTATTCGCCGTTGCGCTTCACCCAGAACACCTCGGCGGGCACGACGTTCTCGTGCTCGACGCGCTTGAAGTCCGTGGTGTGGTCGCACTGCGAGTACCTCTGGAGGAGCTCGACGCGGAGACCCTTGACCGGTGTGAAGCGGTGACTCATCGCGATCCCCCCAGGCCGAGCCGCTGCTTGTGCCTGCAGAGCGTGCAGACGCCGGCGTTGATGTCGCGGGCCGCCGCCTGTCGCCTCGTGAGCGACTCGCTGGTCTGCACCCACCGCCCCGAGACGTACTCGCACACCAGAGCGCAGTCGCGGCACCAGATGAGCTCTCGCAAGCGGAATCCCATCGCCAGCTCCTAGAAGGCCACGAAGCAGTCGCGGTTGTGGGCCGTGTCGACCTGCTCGTCGCAGTTGTAGGTGCGCCCGCAGTCCTTGCACTTGAGGGGCCGCTCGACCTTGCAGTCGGCGTCGACCTCGTCGAAGGCCTTGATCTTGTCGTACACCGGAGACACCGGGCCGACGAGGGTCTGGCCGTCGTCACGGAAGATCGCCCGCGCAGCCTCGATCACCTCAAGCGCAGCCTCGTACCGCCTCCCCAGGTTGGCCACCGCGACCTCGACGTCGTCGCAGTCGTAGTGCTTGCCGAGCGCGTCGGCGATGGCCTCGAGCTCGAGGTGGGGCGGCTCGTCGCCATCGTCGAGGATGACGGTGAGAGTCTGCGCGTGCATGATCTGGACGCGCATCTCCGGGGTGATCTCGATCTTGAATTCGGGCACGGTTCCTCCGTCGAGGCTCTATTCGGTTCGCGCACAGCATACCACGAGAGGACTACCGGCGCACTTCCTTCGGCGCGGTCTTGATGTTCCGGCCGCGCTGCTGCAGCACTCGCCACTTCCCGGGGTCGCCGGGGGCGGGCTCGAGCCAGTTCTCGCGACACAGACGCCGGATCACGTCGCGGGTGATGTCCTCGGGCAGATGGACGCCCGTGTCGATGCGGCGACGCTTCTCCGGGGCGCCCGTGCCGTGACGGCTGGACCACACGCCCAGCACCTCCATCCACTCCTCGAGCGTGCCGGAGTCGGCGCGCAGCGTTGGGATCTCGCGGAGAGCGATGGCGAAGGCCTGCTCGATGTGATGTCGCTTCTCGATGCTCATGTGGTCCTCCACTACAACTCGACGATGGCCTCGACGCCGGCGCCACACTCGTCCAGCGCAGCGATGAGATCGTTGAGAGGCGTGGCGGCCGACGCGGTGGTGCCCGTCACGGCCTTGTACGCCGAGAGCGTGCGAGAGCCGATGATGCCGTCCAGGGCACCGCAGTCAGCACCGGAGAACGCGAGCCGCGCCTGCAGGTACCGCTGCATCGGCCTCGAGCCCGGGGACTGCCCAGCCAGCAGGCATCCGACCGCCGCCGCGTAGCCGTAGCCGTTGCGGTGGGCCAGCTCCGAGAGCGGCCCCCAGTGGTCGAAGTGCCAGGCCTCGCTCTGGTTGACCTTTGGGTACCGGACGATGGGCGTGAACCCGCACTGCTCGGCGAGCTCCCAGAAGAGCGCGAGCGCCTCGTTGCCCACCAGGGTCTTGCCGCCCTTGTCGAAGCGGAGGTACTGCAGCCCAATGTCGATGGCGCCCCCCCACCCGTGGTTCGACTGCCCGGCCGGCGCCACATAGGCGGCCTTCATCGACGGGTGCCACCCGGGCGTGCGGGGGGCCGGTCGGCCGGCGTTGACCCACCGCATGTAGGCGTCTCGAGCTGGCGCCTGGACGCGCACCTGGTCACGCCATACCTCGGTGAGCGCGAGCACCTTGGCGCCCTCGAGAGCCATGAGCCTGACGAGCCGGTCGATGGCGTGGGCGGTGCCCATGCTCGCCCGCCACACGTTGCCACCGCCAGCTCGACGGACGGGCAAGAGACGGCTGTAGGGCCAGGGCTTGCCCGACGTGTCGAACGTGCGCCCCCCCGGGCCGTAGGAGGTGATGAGGTCCTCGCCGAGCGGTACCAGGTCGATCGTGTTCTTCATTTGCGGTTCCTCCGGCGCGCCTTCTTGGCGGCCTTGTTCTTGGCTCGACGCTTGGTGACCTTGCGCCGGTAGTTCTGGCTGTCGTTCCACCGGTCCTCGTCGAACGGGCGACGGAACCGATCGGGCTTCTTCATCGGGCGGGTGCCTTTCTTGACCGATCCCAAGGTGGGCCACGGTGACCTCATCCGGGGCAGGCCATCGTAGACCCTCGCGATGGGTGGGAGCGGGGAGCCAGGCCTGATCGGCTTGAGCTCGCGCAGGCCCCTGATGGCATCGAGGTCGGGCTCCGGCAAGAACGGCGTCGCCCCGGCCGGGCAGTTCGAGACGTCGACGCCGATGTCGGCCTCGTTGACAGGCTCGACCGTCCACCCGCGGTCCCGCATCGTGCCGAGCGCCTCGGTGGTGCCCCCGTCGCCGATGTACATGACGATGGGCTCCGCTTCGGTCACGTTGTCCGACCTGGACGACGACGCGGGGATCGTGACCCGGTAGAGCCCCGACTTCTCGATGGTGACGCTGGTGTCGTCCTCGGTCACAGCAGCGTGCCCGCGAGTTGTGCCGTCCCGATCAGGCGCTCGAGCCAGTCACCGGCCGGCAGACGGTACAGGTACTTCGCGCGCTCCTCGGTGGCGCGGTACCGGTCGCTCTTCGTCTTGCCGATGATCTTGCCGTCCTCGCCGCGTAGGTACTTCGGCAGATCGTTCACGCGGATGTACGACTTGCCGCCGAAGGCCCCGGTGTGGATGAGCTCGGTGAGCAGCTCGTTGTGCCTCCCGAGGCTGCGGGCCACATCGAAGACCATGCCGGCCTCCCAGGCGTCGGCGAAGTCGTCGTCGTCGTCGGGCCAGGTGAACTCGAGGCCCTCGGCCAGCGCAGACAGCGTCACCGGCTCCGGGTGTCCAACCATCTCCGCGAGCATCCGCTTCGGGTACCAGCTCTTCCGGTGGAGCTCGGCCTTCAGCATCGGCCGCTGCTTGATCCCCACACCGGGGTACCGGGCGGGGTTGCAGCCTCCGTTGCTCTCCAGCCACGCGCGGTGGCGGTCGACCCAGTCCATGTAGCCGGGCTCCTCGACCAACTGGCCGTGCGCTGGCGCTGCGACGATCGGCTCGGGCTTGCCGCTCATGCGATCCAGGATGTCCTTCCAGAGCGCGACGACGACCGCGGGAGGGTCCTCGAGGAACAGCGCGGGCATCTCCGGGATGCTGCTGTTGACCAGGGCCTCGACGGTGCCCTCGTCGCCCCAGCAGACGACGGCGTGAGCGCCCCCCACCGACTTCGGGTGCGCCGGGTTGCGGAGCAGGTCGCCCAGCAGCGCCACCCCGTCGAAGTGGATGTTCTTCATGAACGGCGCGACCATGACGTGCCCGGTGCGCGGGTGCTGCACCATGCGGACGTAGGTGACGGCGCCGACGCGGAACTCGTCGACGCCGTTGACGCGCTCGATGTACGCGCTCCAGATGGCGACGACGAGGTTCTCGATGCGGGCGTGGGGCTTACTTCGCGGCATGTGTCCTCCGGTGGAGCTCTCGGAACGTGGCGATCTCGGCCTCGCTCGGGCGGTAGATGCCCTGGCGACCTCGAGACGGGATGTTGTCGAACCCGTGGTCGACCAGGCGGATCGGGTTGGCGAGCTCCCAGCACAGCGGACCGGTGGCCCAGTTGTTGCCGGCGATCACTGGATCGCTGCAGTGGAGCACGCGCCTCACCTCGACGATGCCGAGGAAGCAGCCGCGGGGAAGATCGTCGAGCTCCTCGAGGCTCTTCGGCGCGCCGGGCCAACACTCGGCCAGTTCGTCGAGAAGCCCCTCGTGGTCCTTGCAGTCCCACAGCTTCTTGCCCGTGTGGACCGCGAGCCAGTAGGGCTTCGACGGGGTGACGCCGAGACCGAGACCGGGCGGGGTCCAGGTACGGTTCTCGATGTCCTTGGCGCCGTCCATGATGGCCGTGGCCCAGGGCTGGCGGATGGAGAGAGCGCGGATCACGAGTCACCTCCCTGCAGGGCCAGGCCCATCATGCGCGCCCAGGGCTGGTAGCTCTCCAGCAGCAGGCGCATCGCGAGCTCGTCGAAGTCGTCGCGAGTGACGTGCTCCTCAAGCACGATCCAAGGGACTATGGTGAACGGCTCATCGTTGCCGAACAGCATGAGCATCCCGTGCCCGTCGTCGAACCGGTGCGTGATGCGGACGGTGTCGGGCGTCAGGGCCTCCATCGAGGCCAGCAGCGACATTACCGCGGTGTCGCTCGGCCTCACAGCTTCTCCCGGCCGACGAAGTAGCCGAGTTGGACGAGCATCCGGCCGGCGTCGGGGTTGATGTTGCGGGCCGTGTCGATGATCTGCGCGAGCGCCGCCCAGTTGGCCTCGTCGACGCCGATGGCCGTCGCGACTGCGCGGAGGTGGGCCTCCCGCTGATCTTTCGCCGCGGCAAGCGCGCGCTCCTTCGCGGCCTGCGCAGCCCCTTCGGGCAGCATGTGCTCGATTCCCTTGCGGATCTCCGAGGCGATGTAGTGCCCGGCCTCCATCTTGGGCATCGACGCGATGAGGAACTGGCTGATGGCGACGAGCCTGCTGTCGTCACCAACCTTCACCAGGAAGTTGTTGTTGTCATCGACCACGTTGGTTTCGGTGATCTCGATCTTGATCTCGTAGAGCTTGGAGAACTCTCGAGCGAGGATGTCGAGCCCTGATTCTGTGCTGCTCATCTACATGACTCCCAGAGGGTGAGCGTGGTGAGGATGATGGCCACAACGAGAGCCAGGCCAACGACGTCGACCGGGCCGTTGCGACTCGGGGTGGGTGGGTGCTGCGGCATCATGCTCCGACCCACCACAGGACTACCCTGGTGGTGACGACGGCCGACGCTCCGGTCACGGTGACCAAGGCGGCGGTGAGGACGGTGGTGCGGGCGAGCTTGAACAGGTCGATCCGGTCCATGTTCCCTCCGATGAGGCCTAGTGCAAGTCGAGAGTAGCATACCTGACGAGCCACGCAAGTCCGGTCAGTGAATCATCGGCCGAGTAGGTCGGTCCAGGGGGAATCGGGGGCGGGCTGCCCCTTCGAGCGTCGGTAGCCGGCGAAGTCGGCCTCTTGGTCCACCGCGGCGCGGCGGGTCCACTCCCAGAGGCCGGCGACGGTCTGAACGTGCCGGGGTTCGCACCAGGGGCCATCCAGGGCCATCGCCCCCCACGGCTTCTGCCGTCGCACACCTCGAGCGAGCTGGCGCAGCAGCGACGGAAATAGGCGAGCGGTCACCAGGGCATCCGACGAGGCCTCGTGTGCGTTGATGGTGATGCCGCGACGCTCGGCTACGACCGAGAGCTTCTTGCTCTTCTCGTACTTGTCGATGGCCCGAACGAGCACGAACGGGTCGAACGCGCCGAACGGCGGCAGTTGGCGGCCGGTGAGTTCGATGAGGCGTGCGAGGATCTGCCAGTCGTAGGGCAAGTTGTAGGCGCCGAAGTACCGGCCCTCGAGTTGGGCCTCGACGTCGGGGAGCACCTCTTCCCAGGTCGGACTGTCGGCAACGTCGTCGTCGCTGATGAGGTGGACCTCCGTGGCGCCGGGCGGGATCGGCACCGGGGGCTTGATCTTCGTCGTGAAGACCACCCGAGGCTCACTCTCTCCGACCTCGGTGTGGACGACGGCGACGGACACCGGCCAGCAGGCCAGGGGGTCGACGCCGGTGGTCTCCCAGTCCAGGAACGCGGCCGGAGCTCCGCGGAGGGGGATGTCAGGGGTTGCAGGGTCCAGGATCGTCATCCTCGTGCTCCTCGTCTCGAGACCAGGCGGCCTCGTGGTAGTACCGGCGCTTGCCAGCTCTCCAGTCCAGATAGCACAGTGCTACCCGGAATATCCTACGGAATAACCGGGCAGCCAGCCTCACACTGACCTCCAACTCTCACCGCCGAGCGTGTACCGGCGCTCACCCATCATCTCGATCAGCCGATCGGCGACGCGGTGGCCGTACAGGGGCTTGTCGTCCTTCGTGACGTCACGCCATCGCCTGTTCGTCGTGATGATCAGCGGGAGCCCGTGCTTCCACCGGTAGTCGACGATCTTCTCGATGTTCGCCTGCACCCAGTCCTTGCCGGGGTCCTCGGTGCCGAGGTCGTCGATGATCAGCACGTCCACCGACGCCATCTTCATCATCGGATCGCGGTCACCGCTCCACTTCATCCTCACGCGGTCGTGGAGCTCCTCCTCGTTGACCAGGAGCACCGATACCAGCGGGCTGCGGCGGTAAGTCAGAGGTCCGCTGGGGGGGGGCTTGCTCTGGTCCGCAGCAGCGTGCCACTTGCCATCGTCGCCCTTCTCGACAAGCTCGAGATCTCGGATCTTGCACAGCTCCATCGCGAGCAGGCTGGAGAACAGCGTCTTGCCCCGGCCGGGCTTCCCCTCGATCCAGAGCGAGCCGGTGCCCGGCTGCCACTTGACGAGAGCCATGGCCGCCTTCGCGTTGTGAGGGTGGACACCGACCAGGTCCTTCCGCTTCACTCGCCGCATCCAGTCGACGACGATGGCGTCACCCAGGCAGTCCTGTCGCCGTTCCCAGTCGAAGTGCCGGTGCTTCCGGGGAACGCCTGCCATCTTCACCCGCGCCCAGTAACGGCGCTCGGCCTCCTTCCGATCGGCGATCTCCTTGCACCGATCGCACGGGTTGATCCGCGGCGCCACCCACCTGGCCACCATGCCTCGCGCCTGCAGATGGGGGGGCGGGTTGAGCAACGTGTAGGGTCGCTCGTCGCCACATCCACTGCAATGCACGGGGGCTGGCTCTGGACCAACCCCCACGGGATTGTCGCTGTAGCCGTAGTCGGTATCGCCGAAGAACGGGTCGCCTTCACTCGCTGGCATCGTCATGCTCCTGTAGTTTCCGCAGTTGCTTCATGGCCTCGATCCCCTCGGCCTCTTCCTTCGCGAGCTCCTCCTCTGACCGGTCGTCGACGTAGCCGCCTCGGTCAGTACCGCCCCCCAGCATCGGGTTGTAAGGCCTGCCGTCCTCCTGCCACCGACGAGCGGACTGCATGTTGTCGTCGAGCCGCTCCTTCTTGAAGATGCTGGCGATGGTGAGCCAGCCGCCCTTCTTCTTCACGGTGCCGTTGCCGTTGAACCCCTGCAGGTAGCTGGCGGTCGGCGCGGTGTGCGCCCAGTCGATCACGAGCTGCGCCTGGAGCACCGCCCAGTACATCGGATCGTCCTGGAGCCGCTTGTCGTCGTGGGCGAGGTTCTGCTTCACCCGCTGGCGAAGGACCCAGACGATGCGCTTCGCGGCCGTGTCGCTCGGCAGTGGGTCGCTGCGGGGGTGATGGCCGCGGTAGTGGCCCCACACCGCATTGACGTGTGGCACCTCGTCCTCGACCGGCATGGCGCTCTTCCGCTTCGTCTTCTTCGTCTTCTTGCCCCCCTCTGGGGGGGTAGGGGGGGGATCGTTCTTAGGTGAAGTAGTGGATCGGTGACTAGTGTCGCGCGTGGTGCCCTTGCCGTGCCCTTGCCGTGCCCTTACTGTGCCCTTGCTGTGCCCTTCGCTGCCGTATTCGCGGCTTTCATCCGTTTCCGGCGTGCCCTTGCTGTGCCCTTGCTGTGCCCTTGCTGTGCCCTTGCTGTGCCCTTCGTACTGATCCTCCCACTCCCCAGACGCGAGCAGCAGCCGCACCTTCTTGACCGCAGGCTTGCCCGAGCGGGAGACCCAACCCCACCGAGCGGCGAGCTCCCGCAGCGACGGCCTCGTCTCTGCTCCACACCGATCTCGACCGGCGAAGTAGCGGAGGTCCTGCGACGCCTCCTCACGGAGCAGCGGCCGAGGCAACCGCTCGACGACGATCTCCCACGTCTCCTGCTCGATGCGCTCCCACCCGCTCATCGGTGTGCCCCTCTTGGGCCTGCTTCAACACCGTGCAAGGTGACCTCCCGATGTGGCGCCCCCCTCACAGCCGCGCGTGGTCCTCACGCGACGAGGGGGGCACCTTGCCTATGGCAACGAGCGCCGGGGACCATCCGGCTATGCTGTAAGGGCTACCACGCTCCCCAGCCGGCTGTCAAGCTCGACCGACCTGTGCAGGGTGCTCGGGCTTCGCGACGGGCTCAGAGACGCGGAGATCGAGGGGAGCGCGACAGCCAAGAACTCGGAGGCGCGCCTTCGCGAGCGCCCGCAGACCCTCGGCGATGCGACCACCGCGGCCGACCAGATAGCCGACGAACTTGGGGTCGAGCGTGACGTGGATGAGGACGTGGCCAGGCCCGGGGCTGTTCCGGCGCATGAGCACCTGGAGAGACCGCAGGGCCGTCTCGTTGCCCAGGACGGGCTCGCAGACGGCGATGATGTAGGCACGAAGGTCCGACCACTGCTCGTCGGTCGGGAGGGGATGGGTGCTCATGAGGCGATCCTGCAGCACTGCACAGCTCGGCTGGCACGGGAGAGTCGGTGGACGATCTGGTCGACGAGGAAGGCGCGGTCCTGCTCTCGAGTGCCCGCCGTCGATGCCGGACGCATGACCTCGAGCTGTCGTGACAGGACATCAAAGACCATCCACCCGACGCCGTCGGGTAGGAGCTGGGCCTCTCGAGGCTCCTGGACGACCAGGCACCCGTCGACCCACTCGTAGGTCCTCGGACTGGCCAGCGTGACGACGTAGACCTCGTCGGCCGACTGGCGGTAGTGCCGGAGTTGGCGGATGCCGCGCTCACCGAGCCGCGCAAGCACGGCGCCGGGATCGGCCATCTTGAGCTCGAGAACGACGAGACGCTGGCGGGTGACCGCTACGAAGTCCGCTCGACTGCCGTCGCGCGTCTTGACCTCCGCATGGAGACACTCGGGCCGAATCCCAAGGTGTCCGCAGATGCGGGGTGCGATCACCGATTGCCAGTCCTCCTCGCGCACGTCTGCACACTCCGTCACACCAGGATTACCACGCGCAGACGGGCTTCGCGAGCGAGCCTATGCTGTGCGGGCTTGCACATGGTATGCTGATTGCGCTATAGGGTGAGCCATGACCGAAGAACTGCAGAGAGAGAGCCTCGAGTGGTCCGCCAACGTGCGGCGCATCCTCCGCGAGATCCGCGAGGTGCGTCTGGGCACACTCGACCAGGCGGCAACCCCCGAACTCGACCGGTCCGTGATCGCTCGAGCCGAGTCCGGCCGCACGAAGAACCTGTACTGGCACCAGGTCTACGCCATCGCCAAGCGGCTCGACATCGACCCGCGGATGCTCATGGCCCTCGACCCGCGTGTGACGAAGAGCCACTGGCCACCGGCCGCGCTCGACGTCGAGGACTGGGGCTGGGTCGCCCGGGTCAACCTCCGGTCATGGCGCGGGGGAATGGGCACGCCGACGCTGGCTGGCCTCGCCGACATGCACCAGAGCTCTATCGTGAGGATCGAGAGCGGCGAGTACGCCCAGCTCGACCTCGTCCGTCTGTTCCGGGCGTTCAAGGCGCTCGGGCACGACATCGTCCAGGCTTTCGAGCTACCACCCGAGGAGTGCGCTGATGAGCGAAGAGAAGAACCTGCCGGCGAGAGCCGCTGACCTGACCATGAACCCGGGGGCCTTCGCCGCCCTCAAGCAAGGCAGCGCGAAGGCGCTGGTCAACGCGCTTGACGCGGACCCCGTCGCGCTCGCCACCCTGGCCATCGAGCTCCGGCGCGAGAGCGTCGCCGTGCTCGGCTCCCACGAGGCGTTCGTCCGACACACCGCTCAGGGCTCCCTGCAGATGGTGATCCGGCCCGTGCGGCTGTCCATGCACGACGGGACCATCTACAAGATCCCGCGGAACGTGAAGCAGGGCGGGAGCTGGGTGAAGGAGTGGCCCACCGACGCGCACACTACCTACGCCGGCCTGGTCCGCCAGAACGCCGTCGCGGGCTGCGCGGTCGGGCAGGCCCCCAGCGTCGTCGTCGACGGCAAGGCGATGACGAACCCCTACGTCGAGCGCGTGAAGATGAGCAACGGCCGCCTCGGCGACATCATCCGCATCGTCATCGGCATCACCGTCGTCGGGCCGTCCCCGACCACCGGCAACCCCGTCGTCGTCAACTACACCCTCGACTACGACCCGTCCAAGGACCTGCTCCACCAGCTCGCGAAGGCGGCCGACCAGCACCGCGACGACTGCTACCTCATCGACGAGGAGGAGTATCTCGAGGACAAGCAGAACGGCAACGTGCCCCGCGGGTGGAAGTTCACCGGCCTGTACGGTGGCGTCGGCTACCTCTACAACCTGCGCAACACCAAGATCCAGCGTGCCTACAAGGAATTCGTCAACATCGCCGCGACCGCGGTGAAGAAGGCGCAGACGGTGGCCAGGCGGAACGCCATGCGCAACCACCCGGCCTTCGTCTCGACGGTGGTGCCCGACGAGAACGGCATCGCCATCATCCCCGTCATCGGATGGGCAGGCGACGAGAGCGCCATGCGCCGGTACCAGAGCATCCAGGAGCGTCTCGCCCGCGGGCAGGAGCTCAACCTCGACGACGCCGAAGTCATCGATGTCGAGGCCGAGGAGTACGAAGCCGAGGTCCACGACGACCGCGCCGCCGCCGACGAGGCCGAGGCCGCTGTCGATCCCGAGACCGAGGCGCGCAACGCCCTCATCCTCCAGATCGACGAGGGGCTTGGTATGCTCGACCCGGTCCAGATCGCCGAGTTGGGCTACAACCCCGACGACGCAACGCTCGAAGAGCTCAAGGCGGTCCTGGCCAAACTCAACGCGGTCCTCGACGGAGGTGTGAAATGACGACTCTCATCCAGATGCGCGGCAACGGCTACCACGACGGCGTGCGGTCCTTCAACTTCCCCATCCGCCCCATCACGGTCATCGTCGGCCCCAACGAGTCGGGCAAGACCACGGCCCTCGAGACCATCGACCTCGTCGTCTCCGGCCCGTCTGGCGCCAACTACCCGGCCCTCGGCACGAGCCCCGACTACGACTGGAGCGCCATCCTCGAGTACGACGGCCACCGCGTCGAACGATACATGCGCCGTGGCAAGCACCAGACCGAGATCAACGGTGTCCGCAAGGGCGTGAAGGCCGCGTCGTCGTGGCTGCTGGCGAACCTCGGCAAGTCGATCTCGTTCTCTCTGTCGGCGTTCCTGTCGAAGTCGCCGAACGCCCGCATGGAGTACCTGCAGGCCGAGATCCTCGGCGCCGGCGCCGACAGGGCCGCGGTAGAGGAGAACCTGCGCGCCCTGGACGAGGAGAAGCTCGCCCTCGTCGCACCGGAGAACTGGCCACCCAAGGGCAGAGACGGCCGCGAACTCATCGCGAACGCCGTGGAGGCGATGAGCGAGGCCTACCGCGACGCGAAGCGCCAGGTGCAGCAGTTCGACAAGACGATCAAGCACCACCAGGAGAAGCGCAGCGACATCACGCCCCCGAGCGGTACCGTCGCGGGCTGGCGCGAGAAGGTCGCGTCGATCAACGAGAAGCTCGGGGAGAGCCAGGGGGAGCTCGGACGCATCGAGGGGGCCGCTACCGCCCGCAAGACCCTCGAGAGCCAACTCGAGGCCGTCCGGAAGCGGCTGGCCAACGACAAGCCCGTCGACGAGTTGCAGGCAGCCGTGGATGCCGCGAAGGAGGCCCGCACCGAGTCGGACGTCCGGAAGCAAGCAGCGAAGGCCGAGTGGGACACCGCGAAGGAGGCTGTGGCCCAGGCTCAAGCCACGCGAGACGCCGCCCAGCACCTCGTCGACACGCTGTCGGAGCAGCACAAGAACATGGTCGCCATCGAGTCGGACCCGTGGGCCGCCCTCGCACGCATCGAGCGCGTCGCCGCCGCAGACGGCATCGACATCATGGACGACATCGCGGCGCTGCGCGAGGTGCTCCCAGATCCGGCGTTCCTCTCCGAGCGCATCGACCAGGAGAAGGCCTCCCGCGACGGCTCGGCCGTCATCCTCGGCGCCAACATGCGCAAGGAGGACGCGCTCCGAGTCGCCTGGGAGAAGTCCTGTCAGGACTGGGACCGCCACGACAACAAGGTCAAGGCGGCCGAGCGCCAGGTCACGCTGCGGCAGGAGCGCGAGGCCGACCGGGACAATGACTTCCAGGACGTCGAGAGACTCCGCGCCGAGCTCGCCGACCTCCCCCCCGTCGGCAGCGACGGCGAGGTCCGCGAGTACATGGACACGCTCAAGGCAGAGCGCGACGAGGCGCAGGCCGCGGCCGATGCCCTCACCGACTGGGCGAGCCAGGAGGCCACGATCGAGAAGTGCCGGGCCGACAAGCGCGACCAGGAAGACCGACGCACCGACGCGCACGAGATCAAGAAGCAGCTCCTCGTGTGGCAGGGCGCGGTGCTGGCGCAGCTCGTCGGCCCCCTCGAGGCGCCCGCCAGCGACATCACGCAGCACGCAATGGGGGCGGACATCCGTTTCGACCTCACCGACGGCTGCAAGGTCATGATCGTCCGCGGTGACGAGGCCGTGCCGATGGAGCAGGCCAGCGCGAGCCAGCAGACCATCGCGGCCGTCGCCGTCACCGTCGCACTTCGGCACCAGCTCGGAGGGTGGCGCTGCGTCGTCGTCGACGACCTCGAGCACCTCGACACCCAGCGCCGGGACAACCTCGTCGACACGCTGTACGCCTGCCAGGAGTCGGGCTACCTCGACAACGCCATCCTGGCGTGCGTCGACGACGGGTGGCGCCCTGGCCACGACATCCACACGATCGACCTGGGGATCAGATGAAGCACGATCGCATCTACAAGCTCGGCTACCGCGGGGTGCAAGTCCTCGCGGTGGTCGGGTCGCTCACCATCCTCACCGGCCTCGGCTGGCTGGTCTACTTCCTGGCGGTGGCCCCATGAGAATCGACCAGCTCGTCAACAGCAAGCTCACCCCTCCCGAGGAGCTCGTCGCCGCGTCGCTCAAGCTCAAGAGCTGGGCGCACCAGGAGGAGAACTACCGGCACCTGGTCGTCGACGGCGAGGGCAAGGTCGTCCAGGACCGCCCGATGGACGATCGGCACAAGACGAGGATCAAGCTCCCGGGCTGGGACACGAAGATCACCGTCGTCTACAGCGTCGACGACCTGCCCGAGTGGAACCTCGACTGCACGTTCGAGGAGCGCCTGGCCGAGCTCGAGGGCAACCTGGACGCGCTCAACGACGGGCTGCCCCGCCGCAAGGTGCGGCACCTGTCCATCCAGATCTCGATCCCCGGCAACTTCACCACCGCGCAGGTCCGCATGGTGCCGGAATTCCTGCAGTGGTACGAGCCGATGGTGAAGGTGTTTTTCCCGCTCCACGAGCAGATCCGCGCCACCCTCATCGCCCACCCGGCCGTGCCTGTCGTCGACAAGAGAGCCGCCCACGGGCACAACCCGGTCACCTTCCGGACCCCGCTCCTCGCCAACTTCGTCGTCGACCTGAACGACATGACGGCGTTGAACAGCGGGGACCAACCGGGGTAGCATCCACCCACCGACAGCGTCCTGACGAGGAGAACCATGACCCACCTGACCGAAGGGCTCAACGAGGCCCAACGACAAGCCGTCGAGTCTGATCACCCGCGCCTGCTGGTGATCGCCGGAGCCGGCAGCGGCAAGACCCGCGTGCTCACCGCCCGCGTCGCCCGCCTGCTCGACGACGGCGTCGACCCCAACCAGATCCTCTGTGTCACGTTCACCCGCGACGCCGCGGCCGAGATGCGGGAGCGCATCGAGACGCTGGTGCGTGGTTCGATGCCGACGATCCGCACTCTGCACTCGTGGGCGATGCGCGTGCTGCGCCACCGGCCCGAGCCGTTCAACCGCGACAAGGACTTCACCGTCTTCGACGACGTCGACCGGCAGGACATCATCCGCGCCTGCGCTCGAGACCTCGGGCACAAGAAGTGGGACCGGTCGAAGATCCCGACGCTGTGGCGCGACGAGGAGGTCCAGGAGCTCTACGAGAGCCGCAAGCTGCAGTCCAACGCCTTCGACTACGACGACCTGCAGGCGTGCGCGCTGCAGCTCCTCGAGGCCGACGAGTGGGCTCGACAGCACTGGGTCGGCCGCTACAAGCACGTCCTCATCGACGAGTACCAGGACACGAATCTGGTGCAGGTCGCGCTGGTCAACGGCCTGCTACCGGCCAACCTGTTCGTCGTCGGCGACCCCCGCCAGTCCATCTACGGCTTCCGCGGCGCGGTGCCCCAGACGATCGTTGACCTGGCGACCGACCACGACTTCGAGCTCATCCAGCTCACGACGAACTACCGGTCGAGGCCCGCCATCGTGGAGGCCGCGAACAGCGTGATCGGCGACGCCTGGAAGCCGATGGATTCGGCCCGAAGCATGGCCAGAACCACACAAGAGACCGATGAAGTCGACGGCAGCGTCAACACTGTCCACACCCGCCTTTCTGACAGCGACGTCGTCAAGGCCTACCACGTCGGCAACGAACCCGAGGCCGTCGCTCGCATCGTCCGCGACATCGTCAACGACTCCGACTACCGGTTCGGCGACATCGCCGTGCTGGGGCGGCACTGGAGCCCGCTGCACGAGACGTACCGGGCGCTCAAGTCCTACGGCATCCCGTCCTACTACGCCGGCAACGAGACCGACCCGTGGAGCCACGAGGACGGTCGTGCCCTTGGCCGAGCCCTGCAGTTGTCGATGAACCTGCAGAACGACAACCTCACCGCCCTCCTGGCCGAGTGGGGCCACATCCACGGCAGCCGGTTCACCCGACTCGGCCACCACCGGGCCGCCGCCATCCGTCAGCGAGAGCCCCTGGCCATCACCCTCGCCGACATCGACGACGTGTGGAAGCGCGTGTGCGACGCCCTGGTGATGGGGCCTCACGATCTCCAGTCTCTCGCCACCGAGATCGTGGAGGCGTTCGGCATCCCGGAGCAGTACCGTCGCTTCGAGCTGTCGACGCGCCTGGCAGTCCTCAAGACGTGCATCGAGCAACTCGCCGACTTCAACGGCCTCGAGGACTTCTGCGAGTGGTGGACCGACCGCACCGTCCAGGAGCGCCTGCGGGAAGAGGAGGCACAGAACAGCGTCACCCTGGTCACCGTCCACGGCTCGAAGGGGCTCGAGTACCCCGTCGTCATCGCCCTCGACTGCCGGCTGGGCGTCTACCCCACCACCAGGCGGACGGCCACGGCCGAGGACATCGAGGAGGACCGCCGCGTCTTCTACGTCCTGATCACGAGAGCTCGAGACCAGCTCATCTTCTCCGTGCCGGCCGTCTACCGCGCCCCGTGGCGGAAGTACCCCGACCAGGCCGAACCCTCTCCCTTCCTCACTCCCAACGTCTGCCCCACCCTGGAGGAGCTCCATGATCCCACAGCACAAGAGGGGTGACCGCGTCGAGATCCGCATCGGCGTGAACACCGTCATCGGCGTCGTCGCCGACATCATCGGCCGCAAGGTCAAGGTCGACGTCGAGCGGGGCGACAAGGTAGTCACCTACGTCCGCAACGCGGCTCTCGTCGAGCCCGCACCCGCCCAGGAGGCCTGATGTTCCCATACTCCAAGCGCGAGGCCGTCTCGGTCTTCGACCTCTACCACGGCAGCAACGAGCTCGACACGCGGCGACTGCCGATCGACCTGTCACTCGCGCAGCTCCGCGAAGGCCTCGAGCAGCGGCTCTTCCGCGACAAGCTGCCCGACGACGTCCACATGAACGGCGTGGCGAAGGACTCGTGGGGCTGGGCGTACCCCGACGGCGTCGGCCCCATCATGGCCGGCGAGTGGTTCATGTGGTACGTCCGCCACTGGAAGAAGAGCCCGCCCGAGCCGCTGATCAAGGCGATGGTCGCCGGCAAGTGCAAGGAGTGGCTCGCCGACCGGACGGCCGAGCGCGTGCCTCGATCCGTCCGCGAGCAGTTCAAGGAAGACGCTCGCGACGTGGTGTACCGGCGCACGCCGCCCACCATCGTCGACTGCCCGCTCCTCTTCAACCACGTCACCGGCGAGCTCGTGCTCTTCTCGACGTCGGAGAACGTCGTCGACAGCCAGGGCGGCTCGGTGTCGAAGCTGCTGCGCGAGGTCACCGGCCGCAACGTCTACCGGGCCAGTCGCAGCGTCCAGGACTACCTGCAGCGCAGTCGGCATGGTGTGGTGCTGCCCGGCATGATCGAGGAGCGGTACCTCCGCTGGCTCGCCGAACAGGCTTGCGAGGACGAGTGGCTCTACATCGACGCGCCCGGCTACGCCTCGATCTTCCAGGTCTCCCTCGGCGGGTACCTGCGGGCGACCGACGGTCACAACAACGTCTACGGTGTCGAGGGTGACAGCGGTGTCGCCGACTTCGTCGAAGAGCTCGATCCGGATGCGAAGATCACACAACTCGAGGTCGTGCTCACCCGCGGCGAGTACCAGTACGCGGTCCGGACCGACCTCCACGGCAACATGCGGGCGGTCAAGGTCTTCGGGTGCGTCGACTACAAGGCCTCCGACGACGACGTCGAGGAGGCCGTGATCGACATGGGCGAGCACTTCATGGTGGCCCACCAGATGATGCGGGCGCTGTGGTGCGTCTACGACTGCACGCGCTTCACCGACCTGCTCCACGAGCAGCCGCAGACGGTGCTGTGGGAGGGCCGCCCGTCCGAGGCCGTGATCACCTGGAGCGACCACGGACCCGAGGCCGAGCCACCGCCGCCCACGCCGCTCGAGAGCGCCATCGCCGACGCGGGGGGCGGCCACGTCGAGAGCGTCACGATCTCCGGTGGCGGGAAGTCCGTGACGCTCACCCCCGAGACCCGGAAGAACGCCGAGAAGGCTCTCGCAGAGCACGCGGACACCGACTGATGCCCGCCCACCGCAAGAAGGGGAAGCGCCGCAAAGCTGACTTCTACCCGACCCCCTACGAGGTCGCGCTCGCCTTCGTCATGTGCCTCGAGGTCGCCCCGGATGCGCGGGTACTCGAGGCCGGAGCTGGCGACGGGGTGTTCGTCCAGGCCCTCTACGACGTCCACGGCGTCAAGGCCCACGCCCTCGAGCTCCACGAGAAGGACCACCCGGCGCTGCTCGACGCCCCGTGCGCGAGCATCACCTGGGGCCGCTTCGAGGACCACTTCCCGGCCGAGCCCTACGACCTGGTACTCGGCAACCCACCCTTCCCGATCGCACTGGAGTTTGTCCGCCACGCCCTGTTCTGCCTCAAGCAAGGCGGACGGCTGGCCTATGTGTTGCCGACTTCATTCAGTCACACGTGGGAGCGCGCACCCTTCATCCGCGAATCGCCACCGAGGCTCAAGCTCGGATTCACCGAACGTCCGCCATTTGACCCAGATCTCGGCTCCAACACCAACAGCGCGGAGTACGCAGGGTACGTGTTCGAGCGTGGGTACCAGGGGTACACGATTGAGGAGCCTCTTGCTTGGAAACACGTCGACTGCAGAAACGCGGATGTCCAGAGGATTCGCGAGCGACACTGGCACGGGGTAGACTGCGGGCGTCGGGTAGAATGTGGCAGGAGGACAACCTGATGGACGTCAAGCCCTCACGGACCTACAACCTCGCGAAGTACGGCATCCTCGCCGAGCTCGTTCTCGCGCTCATGATGCTCCTCGTCGCGATCCTCCGACCCGACGCCCTGGCAGACGCCTCCCCGACCCTGCTCGCCTGCGCTGGCGGCATCGGCGCCGCGGCCGGCATCGGCAGCGGAGCGATGGGCTACCGCGACGGCGCGAGCGGAGGGTGGACTACATCCCAGGCTCCCGAAGGCTTCGCTCCCGGCATCGACATCCTGACCAACGAGCCACCGGTCAAGGGGACCGGGGGCGCCGAGTGAGGCGCCTGGGCGACTGGGTCTGGGGTGCGCTCGCCGGGGTCGTGCTCTTCTTCCTGGTGGCGCTGGGCGTGATGGCCCGCCGCCGCGACGTTCCCGCGCCTCCTCGGCCGGTGCCAGCTCCCCCGGACCCGGCAGACGAGGAGGACACCCTCGACGAGCTCCTCGACAACCTGAAGGTCGCCGACGACGAGTTGGTCGAGGCCGCATCGAACCCCGACGCCGATGAGCGCAACGACGACGTCGTCGACCTGCTCAACCGGAGGCGTCGGTGATCTACCTCTTGCTCCTCATGGCCGGCTGCTTCCCCAAGCAGGCGCCCCCCGTGCTCTTCCCCAACCCGATCCCTACCATCGAAGAGCCGGACCTCGAGGAGTTGCCCGGCCCCGAACTCGACGACTGCCCTGCGGCCGTGTCGATGAACCCGGGCAAGCCCCTCCCTCTCGCGTACTACGTCGATGGCCAGGCGCAGTGTAGGGCCACGCTGCTACCGCCGTCGATGGTGCCCGCGCTGATGCGTGACGCCGAGCTCTCCGACTACTGGGCAGACCGGGCCGTGATCTCGCACGAGTATCGGCAACGCGACCGGGTGTACGCCACCGGCCGGTACGAGGTGTGCGTCGACGATCTCCGCGTGGAGAAGCGCGAGAGCTACCTCCTCGAGACCGTTCTCTTCCTCGCAGTCCCCTCGTCGCTGTTCGTGGGCATCCTCCTCGGTGCCCTCGCCGTCGACTCGGGCCAGACCATCATCACCCCCTGACGGGAGCCCCGCGATGGACGACCTCAAGGCCCAAGTCATCGACCACGAACACCGACTTCGCACCGTGGAGCGCGACGTGAGCGGCTTGAGAGCTGACAACGAAAAGCAGCATGGAGACATCCTGGTAGAGCTCAAGGACGTCAAGAAACTCCTGCAGGGCGACGACAGCGACAACGGGATCTGCACTCGCGTCAAGGTGCTCGAGGTCGACCAGATGCACACGCGCAAGATGATCACGGCGAAAGACGGCGAGAAGGCAGCCCAGACCCGCGGGCAGTGGGGCGCCATGGCCGCCCTGATCACTGCGCTGGCTGCTCTGGCGGGGACAACGGTGATGGCCTGCTCACAGATGGCGAGTCAGATCCCGACTCCCTGACCGCCCCTACTGAAGGCCCAGGTGCCGCCGCAGCTTGCCGCACAGCTCGCCGGCGGTCTGGCCCGATGCCGACGCTCCGTCGAGCTCGCCGAACTTGTTGACGCCCTCCACGGCCATCACCAGGGGAGCCATCCGCGCGACCTGCTGCGCCTTGATGTAGACGTCGTACTTCTTCCACCCGGCCTTCTTCAGAAGCCCCTCGATCGTCTTCACGGCCTCGTCTCGGTTCATGCTGACCTCCGCGGGTGAAGGTAGCATGTTGCACGTCCCGAACCCCTATGCTACACAAGAGACAGAGGAAGCGATGGCAAACGGCCGACCCACCCCGAAGCGAGCAATCAGAGAGACGCTCTCCAGCTACGAAGAGCTCGAGAGCATCGAGACCGACGGCTTCGACTTCCGCGGGAACGCTCGCTACCGATGCCTCATCGCCACCCTCGCGAACGGTGGCACCTACTTCACCCAGACCTACATCATCGACGAGCTGACCGGGGAGGCACGAAGAGCATGAGCGAGCTGTTCAACCTGGACGCGATGAGACCCCACAGCGGCATGAAGGCCGCCGACTTGTTCGCAGGGTGGGGAGGGTTCACAGCGGGTGCGGAGGCCGCGGGCGTCCGCGTCGTGTGGGCCGCGAACCACTGGCGGCTCGCCGTCAACACCCACGCGATGAACCATCCCACCACGAAGCACTCCTGCCAGGATCTCAACCAGGCCAACTTCTACGACGTGCCCGACATCGACCTGCTGCTCGCCTCTCCCGCCTGCCAGGGCCACAGTCAGGCCGCCCAGCCCTCCCGCAAGGCCGACGGCACGGTCAAGCGACACCACGACAAGCTGCGCAGCACGGCCTGGGCCGTCGTGAGCGCCGCCGACGCCAAGGAGCCGGGCCTCATCGTCGTCGAGAACGTGCCAGACTTCCGCAACTGGCGCCTCTACCGCGCCTGGTGCGCAGCTCTGGAGGACCTCGGCTACTCCCTGGAGGAGCACGAACTCTACGCGAGCCACATGGGCGTGCCGCAGCGGCGCAAGAGGCTGTTCGTCGTCGGCGTCCGAGCTGCGAACCCTCTCGGGCTCCACTTCGAGCAGCAGGACGAGCCGGCCTTCGGCCCCTGCATCGACTGGGACGCCGGCGAGTGGCTGCCCGTCGCCAACAAGACCCCGGCCGTGCGCGCTCGCGTCGCCAAGGGGCGCGCCAGCCATGGCGACCGGTTCATCACCCAGCACGTCACCAACCACCCGGGCGTGCCGCTCCACGAGCCGATCCGAACCATCACCACGAAGGACCAGTGGGCCGTCGTTGACGGCGACGTCATGCGTCCTCTGACCATCGAGGAGAACGCCCGAGCGATGGGCTTCCCCTCCAGCTACCGCCTGCCGGCCGGGGCCACCCGCCGCGACATCGTCCGTGGCTTCGGCAACGCCGTCTGCCCCCCGCAGGCCGCCAACATCCTCACCGCCATCCAGGAGGCCGCGTAGATGCCTGTGCCCGACCACTCCGAAATGATGTTCCTCGCCGCCTGCGGCAACCTCGAAGCCAGGTACCGCTGCGTCAGCGACACCTACGACCCGAACGGCGAGATCTGGGGCTTCCGGGAATTCGTCGAAATGTGCGAGTGCAGCTACGGCGACACGCCCGACCTGCACCGCAGCCTCACCCCCTACGGCGAGGTGTGGCGCGATGGGATGGGCGTCGTAGTTCTCCGCGAGGTGCCGGCATGACCGCCCCCAAGCGCATCCGTGGCGAGGCCCTCGTCGTCGGCGACACCATCCGCGTGATGTCGACGTACCGCCTCGTCGAGCGGTTCGAGACCCATCCGGGACTGCCGGGCGAGCCCGCGCGTGTGGCCGTCTTCACCGACGGCTCCAAGATGACCGTCTACAACAGCGACATCCTCGACTCGAAGGAGTTGCGGCGATGAAGACCACATTCGACAGTGCCGACCAGGCCGAACACGTCGCCTCCTGTTCCATGAGCCGAGCCCAGAACGCCCTGCGGCTCCTCTTCCCGGACGTCGACAGCGTCGAACTCGGCCACGTCGTCGACGACATCGTCCAGGCGGCGGTGGCTCTCGCGAGAGCCCCGGAGGGGCAGTGGACCATGACCTTCCCGCCCGGCTTCGATCCCGTCGCCGACGCCGGGAAGCCGGAGTGGCGCCGTTCCGACGACTGGCATTGCCCCGTCGTGACGGATGCCATCAAGAAGCCGGAGCACCCCGACGCCCACACCTTCGGCGGGTCTGGCACGGCCTACACCGAAGGCCCCACCATCCGTGTTCCGCTGAAGGATGAGCCGACGGTGGTTGTACCCCAGGCCGACCTCGTCGCCGTCGTCGAGATTCTCGAGGCCTTCGGCATGGACTTCCACGAGCCATCCCTGCTCGATCGGATGCGCGATCTCTGTCCGGCCGAGACCCCCGACGAGGTCCAGGACTGATGCAGATCGTCTCGATGGACCCTGGCAGTTCACACACCGGCTTGGCTATGCTGGATGTCGAGTTGTCCCTCCCCTCCGCTCTGAAGGACTGGGCGCTCTGCCCGCTACGTTCTGATGGGCTCTCGGAGTCGTTCGACCGGCAGGTACTCAACGTGTTTCGTCGCTGGTGCGCTCCAGACGCCGGGCCACGGTATCTGCTGGTCGAGCGACCCCCCCCAACAGCACGCAAGGACACTGGCCACGGCTTCCAGGCCGTGATCGGTGACGTCCAGGGCTACATCGGCGGCATGGCCGTCGGCTGGTGGCTCCACGAACACCAGCCCGTCCTCGGGCGCGTCCGACCCGGCAATGGCGCCGACGACGGGTGGCGCGCCTCCGTGCTCCTAGAATCCGCGAGGAGGGGCCGGCTGGTTGAGAGGCCCCGGCGTAAGGGCCGACGCCCCAGGACGTCTGTACGGGGCCAACGCGGCAAGCCACGGCGCGATCCGGCCGGGGGGTTCATCCTCCCCTACACCGGCTGCGAGCATACCGTCCGCTGCCAGGACTTCGCCGCGCTGCAGGCCGCGCCCCACCAATGCGCCGCCTGCGCAGCTCCACAGCGGGACGCCACCGCCGACGAGGTGCGCGCCGCGTGGAAGAAGCTGGCCTGCGACTTCGTCGAGTGGCTCTGGCCCGAGCAGTACCAGGCGATCGTCGCCGACGCGAGCTCGAGAGCGAAGACCGTGAAGCGCCCGCACGAGTACCTCGGGGTGTCCGACGTGTGCGAGGCGATCTGCATCGGCGTCCACGGACGTCGACTTCTCCTGGATGCGAGGAAGCCGTGAGCGACTGGTACACCGTCGAGATCGAGAACTGGAGCGTCGACACGCTGGCGGGCAACCACCTGATCGCCGCCTCCTACGCAGGCCAAGCCTACGACGAGGAGAACGACAACGCCCTGGTCGACGGCGATGCCCTCGTCGCCACGGTGCGGCTCACCGACAAGCCCGACGACGTGCCCCAGAGGTTCCGGGTCAGCGGCGAGCGCCGCATCCACTACGGCATCGTCAAGTTGTACGGCGACGATCCTACTCCCGGTAGTACCGAGTGACCGGGAGCGGGTTGGCGATGAGCGGGAACTCGAGGACGTCGTCATTGCCAGCCGCGGGCTCCAAGCAGGTCAGGTGCAGTACACCAGACCGCGACTGACAGACGTCGAGCCCCAGATAGAAGACGCCCGCCTGCGCCTCGATCCTCGTGACGAGCCCGTGGTGCATGGGCGAAAACACGTTCAGCGACGGCGCCGTGGCAGAGCGTGAGGTGCCGACCACGGAGACGTAGACGTCCTGGCTGACTCCCGTCCTCGTGATGCCGTAGAAGACGCAGATCGAGCCGTCCGGAGCTACCCACAGCGCCGAATCGTCGATCGCGTAGTTGGCAACCAGCGCAGCCGACACCAGGCCATCGGCCACCACCGTAATGGCGGGGTCCTCCTCGAGGAGGTGCTCGCCCTTGCACTTCATGAGCCTGATGGTCGACGTGCCGACGCCCGGGTCATGCGTGTACGACAGGTAGATGACCCCGTCCTCGCCCTGGGCGATGGCTGGCGACTTCAGATCCACCGAGCCCGGCGACGTCACGGCCTTGGCCGTGTAGCCGTTGTTGCTGTTCGTGCTCCAGGTCGCGCCGTAGTCGTCCGAGTAGACGTATCGGATCTCCCACCGCGTCGTGCTGTTGTCGTAGTAGGCCGCCACGAGGAACAGCCTGCCGGACCTCGAGTGGAGAAGCCTGGGGCCTTGGATGTCGTCCAGGGCGTCGACGGCCGTGGGGTCCCAGATGGTCGAAGCCACCGCCCACGTCACGCCCCAGTCGGTCGTGTACCTCTGGCGGATCGTCGAGCCGTTGACGTACACGCATACATGCGTGTTTCCGGTGACCTTCGGGATCTGCTCGATGTCGGGGTCCGAGCTCGTGCCGGTTGCGTCGATGGTGACCGCACCAGCTCCACCGGGGTCGCCCCAGAGGAGCGTGCCGTAGGACTCGTCGGTGTTGAACTCCCGGGCGTACAGGTCGCCGGCCTCCTCGACGACCGCGAGGATGGCGTTGTTGCGGCTCTGGCAGAGCGATGCGCGCCCGCTGTCCGCCGCCGATGCCGTCCGGAGCGTCCACTTCCTCTGGTAGACCGCCGTGAAGGGCGTGCTCGTGTCGGGGCCGAGGCTCACCTGCGGGATGTAGCCGCGATGGGCGACCCGCGACCTGATCCGGGTGCGGAACAGGTTGGCGTGCCGTCGGTCGATGACGAACACGTTGGCAGCCGTGCCCGTGTCGTACTTCACGTCGGCGACGATGAGCCACCCGCCTGCGGGCGCGGTGACCGTGCGGGCGACGATGTCCCACTCGAGGATCGGGCGCTGGTGGATGTTCGGGTTGACCGGGGAGGCGCCCAGGTAGTCGCCGGAGACCTGCCAGTCGCGTCCCGACTCGGTGCCCACCGCGTTCGTCCGCAGGGTGAG